TCATATCTTTCTCTTGAAATAATTAAAGTTAAATCATCTATATTCTGTATTCCAAACTTTGATAGTAAAGTTCCTTGACCACCATATCCTTCATAACTATCAACATATGCTTCAATAGGATAAGCACTATCAAATTGAGATTCTACAACCTCTCTAATTACAGTGTTCTTAGCAATATATCTTCTGGGAATATAATATACATCAACGCCATATATCTTTAACTGTTCATTAATAAGATCTTGAACTAAATTTTGTTCACTAGGAGATCCTTGTAAAAAGTAGGGGTTAAGTGCCATATCATTATCCTATGAAATCTAAAGGTGGCATCTCATAGGTGCTCAACATTTGTCCTCTTATTTCATCTATTTCTCTTTGCCCATCATCATATATTTGTCTGCCATTTAATTCAGTTCCACCAGGTAATTTTACACCTTGAAATTTAATTAAATTAGAACCCCACTGTCTTTTAACTAATGCTGATAGATATCTTTTTAAGAATGGATCATTGTATACATTGGTAAAATCATCAGGATTGATTGCAGATGAACAATCTATAATTAAATAATCATTAGCACTTATTTCATTCCAATCTATATCTAAATATAGTCTATTTTGTCTTATATTAAATCTAACTTGTTTTTGAGTATTTAAAAGAAAATTAATGGTTTCTAAACGAGTCAATGCCATTGCATATCCCAATAATTCAAAATTACCAAAATTATACATGTCATTAAGAGCTAATTGATATTTAAAACTAAACATATTAGTCATGCTTAGTCCTTGAGAACTATCAAATCTGAATATTTTTTCAATACCAATTATATTAGGTGGAAGTTGTATATAATTACTGTTTTCATAATAATCAAAACTTGTTGATACACTATTAATAGAAGTGGTAGCAGTTGTGGTAGTAATACCAGTTTGCCCACCTTGAGCTGGATCTTTTACTTTACCTCTGTCTATATCCTCTTGAGTTACTTTATATTTTAAAAATACTTTAGTTATACCATCATAATGTCTTTCTTGATAATACTGAATAGCATCATCCATTAAATCTTGTAACTGTTCTTCTGCGACATTAATTTCTAAGACAGGAGCTCCATTCTGTCTTAATGCATAGTCAATTAAATCTTGTCTTGAAGCAGGTTGAGCCATTATACAATACTACCTTTAAGTTATTTATGGAGCAGAGGATATACCTCCCAACACTAATACATTTCCCTCTACTAATCTATAAATTGTTGATCCTGAACTAACTAACATATCCCATACATATCTACCTGGTTTAATTGCTCTTGTTGTTGTAGAACCCATTGATAAATTTAATTCACCACCAGCAGCACTAGTAAATCCCACTGTAAATGATGCTGTGGCTGGATTAGTAGCACCAACTGCAACAGACTTAACCATCTGAGATGATCCACTATATCCAGTAAAGTTAAAAGCAGATTTATCTGGTTTTACAACCTTGAATGTTGACTTGAAGTTTGCTCCAGTATTAATTGTCAAATTAGTACTATATGAAACTCCAGCAGCTGGATCAAAAGTAATTGTATTATTAGCCATTATTACTTAGGAATGATTGAAGCATTGATTTAATATCACCAATGTCACTTGATAAATTGTCTACCTTTTGTTCCAGATGATTAATTCTTTCTTCTTTAGAAAGCATTTTATTTCTGGTGTTACTGTATCTTTCAAAGTCAGATTTACTTTTATTTACAATAGCACCAGTAACACTATCTCTGAATAATTCAGAATGATTTTCTACAGGTATTAAAGCCATAATTAAGCAAGTGCAGTTGCACGAAGGTTTCTAAGTTGAGGAACAACAGCAGCATTTGTTGATGTGCCTACAATCTTAATTCTAAACTGATTAAATGGTGATAAATCATCAGCAGTAAATGAGTATTCCTTGAATAGATCTACAGATGGTGTTTGAACATACTGGTCTACTTTTGGAACTTTTAAGTTAGATGAACCATCACTCTTAGTTTGACTAATAATTTGTCCATTGATGTTTAGATTCTTAAATCCAGGGAATGGAGTAAAGATTACATCATCTAACTTTTTATCCTGATTAACAGCATAGAAAACTCTAAGATCACATAAATCAGGAACATATCCATCTATAATAACTTCTAGAGAAGTTGCTGGATTTTCTAAAACTACATTCTTAGTAATATAGAAGAATCTATCAGGATCCTCTCTTACACTATTGACTCTAAGATCATCCTCATAACTTGACACTGGTTTGTTAATTCTATTATTAACAAATGTAATACCAGCATGATCTAAATTAAGCATTGGAGTGATTCTTCTATCACTTGATGTCATATCAACTAACATGGATAGAGATTTATTTCCTGGTAAACTAGTTAGATAAGTGTTTTCATTTATCTGAGATGATACTTGTCTTACTGAATCAAAGTAATTTGGTTCAAATAAGTTAACATCACTAAATCCTTGATCTATAAATGCTGGTTCAGATCCATTTACTGATCCTCCAGTAACAGTTCTAACTTGAGCATTAAGAGTTGTGCCTCCTGGTATTAATGTCTCAAACTTAGGTATCATTATAGAGAAAGGAATATTATATGTAGATCTTGCTAGAGGACCTCCACCAAATCCTACAGTGTTAAACTTAAGTGGTAACTTAGTAGATGCATCAGTTGGATCCCATTGAGCAGAACTTCTGTTAACACCATTAGATGTAGGATCAATTTTAACATGATAATAATCTATCCCTATTGGATCAGTTGCAATAGTAACATCACCCAAATCATGAGTCTTATTAATTCTTCTCAATGATACTCCACCAAACTCATACTTATACACTATATCTCCACTATCATGTGCTTCCTGAGGAGAATTGTCTATACCTCTAGAAATACCAGTTAGAGTATTACCACTTACACCAGTATATCCAAGTATTTCATCATCAATACGAACATATCCAGTCTGTGCTGCACCAACAGTCAGTCCTTCAAATGTTGTGTATGCTGATCCAACAAGAACACCTAAATTAGCAGTGCTTGTTCTGCTATAATTTTGAGTTAGTTCAGAGGGAACTAAATTAGTCTCAATATCAGTTAGTGTAACTTGGTTGATTGAATTATACATTCCATGGTTCTTCATTCTAATTTTTAGATGAAGTCCATCATCACCATCTGAAACTGTAGCAGATGTTGGTTTTACTTCTATTGGTGAATCTCCAGCATAGTTAATAACTGTTCCTATTCCAAGAGCGTTATCAACATATCTTAGTGAATAAGCATTTGCACTTGTATCAAAATCACCTTGAACATCTGTTAATATTAATTCATTGAATGAATCTATATTATCATCTTCAACAGTTATTCTAATTCCTTCACCATTGCCTTCACCAAGTTCTACTGTTAATACATCACCAGCAGTATAACCTGATCCACCATTTATACATGTAGCAGCAACAGCAACACCATCTTTGATATGAATATCAAATTTTGCATTTTGACCTAATCCAGTTACAGATGTAGCAGCAACATCACTAAATGTGAAATGAGCTGTTCCTCCACCAGGAGTTTGAGTTCCTAGAGGTGTATATCCAATACCCGCATTAGTTATTGGTAAACTACTACCAGTACTTACTAAAGCTTTTGCTGCTGTTTCATAACCTAATCCTTTTGTAGATCTGATTGATCCAGCAAATCCAACCAAGGATCCATTTGGAACACTTTCAAAACTAATTGCATTACTGTTTGCTTGGAATACAGTATTACCAACTTTTAATGCTTCAAGAGTTACACCAGCTGCACTAGGTAAAGTTCCAGTCTGAGCATAAGTAACACCTAATCCAAGTCTTACTTTATTAGGTTTAAATGTCACTCCAGTATCAGGTAGATCTTCTAATTTTTCTGGTAATTTAGGATTATAGAATGATACATTTCCTGCATCTTTAAAGTCTGCTCTATACAAAGTATATTTCAAATCTTCATACTGACTTGGAGTCCATGAAGTAGCATTTTGTGATCTGTATAAGGCACCACTTGAAGGTTGTTTAGATACTAAAACTCTACCAGCATCTTCTGATGTACTGACATCAGCTTCACCTAATCTTGATATCCATACCTTGTAATCAGCTACACTAGTTTTAAGAACTATCGCATAATCCTTCTCAGCTTCCAAATAAACTGGAGATGGGAATACAAAAGTGGTTGGCACAGTAGCATCATCAGAAATGAACACTTCATCTGGATTTTTATATACTTCACTAAATGGAACAACCACAGCCACTGGTTCTCCAGAATCCACTTCATTAATTTGGAACTTAACAGGGAATTGATCATCTTTTTGTTGGAAGAATAGATCAATTTTAGTTAAAAATACACCTGTCTCATCAGAAATAGTGAATGTTTGTGCTAATGGATCTCTTCCACCTCTTCTTCCACCTCTTCTACCTCTTCTTCTCCTTCTTCTCCTGCTATAACTC